GGTAGAAATTAATCTACCCACTCTGTTAATATAATTTGTATTTTTAGAAATTTAAGAATGCCCAATCGTATCGAAGATCCATTGAAATTTTAACAACGTCTTCACTTGACCAATCTAATTCACCAAAATTTGTACTAGTAATATATGTTCCTTTTAATATCCACTCTTCAACTTTTTCGCCTAATGGAGAAAGTGATGTCAATGTTACTTCTTTTTTATACATTGATGAATACCCATCTCTACCAGTTGCAGATTCATGATGCAAACGTACCCAATCCATAACAGACTGTGCTGCTGATGGTATAATTGGATCATATAGTGATATTGAGATTTTATTCCATTTAGTTTTACCTTTTACGTAACGTTGAACGTTCATATGATCTAATACAATTTCTCCATTATCTAGACTAGGTTTAGCAGATGAATGTATAAGATATGCAGGTATGCCTTCAATTTCCATGATAAATTGATGTGACTTCTTTGGTTCCCAAGAGTATGCGTTTTGCCAATAATTGTTATCAATACCATAATCAGCAAAATCTGTATTTACTCTATCTATTAATGCCATATTTATTCCTTATATTTTAATATAAATATAACGAACAGTAAAAAAGGCAGAACCGAAATCCTGCCTTTTGTGTTATTTTTTAATCCTATTCAGGAAATGATGCACCTGTAGGTTGAATATTAAAGTCTAAGACAATAAATTCTGCCGTTCTAGTTGGCTGTAAAAATATTTGACCATACATTATATTTCTATCTATTACGTCTGGTGTGTTATTTGTTTCATCCATTACTACACGGAATGCTGACAAACCTTGTTGTGCTCTTACTTGTTCTAAATAAGGATTCACAATGCTCAAGAATCTGTTTCGTGTTGCTGAAGTGTTTTGTTCGAATACTAGGTATTTAGTTGACGACGCAATAAACTTCTTAACTTCGATAAGCAAACGACGCACATTGACACGATCTAATGCACTTGGACGAGCTTGCAATGTCTTTTGCCCCCAAACACAAATTCCTTCATTAGGGAAGTTTGCTATAGGATTAACACGGTTCTCATATAATTCATCTCTATCTGATTGACTTAGATTCTTATATGTACCAATTGCCGTTGTCAATCCACCTCTAGTTAAACCGGCTGGTGCATACCATGGTGCAGTTACAACATCATTAAATGCTAATACACCTGGCATCACTACTGATGGTGGAACAAAAATTGGTTTATTTTTTCCTGGATCTACAACTCTTACCCATGGGAAATATGTTGCTGCATAATTGCTATCAATATTTGTTACTTGTTGAACTACAGTATCAATATTATCTGTTAATGCATTACTATCCATTATATAAAATGTGTCTTGTCTTTGTTCTACCAAGTTTCTAGCAGCACTAGTTACTAATGGATGAAGGCTATCAATAACACCTGGTGTTATCAACATGTTCATATCATAATAATCTGCATTACTTAACAATGCGAATGCTTTGTTATATGCCTTAGTTCCAGTTGTGGCTATACCACTACAATCAAATCCAAATGTATTTGTAGATTTAATATTCGTTCCTGACAGTTTAGGTAAATTAGGACGAGCTCCATCAAATCCACCTTGCATTGGCACCATAAACTTTCTAGTGTTAATAGAAACATTGCTGGTAAATGTATTAGCATTCAATGCTGTTGTCAATGATCCACTATATGCAGTTGCTGATGTTGGGAAATTTGCTTCTGCATCTTGGCTTACATCTCCTAGATAAAAGTCTGCATTGCTACCAGTAGTCGAATTAGAAGTTGGAATTGGAGATAAATAATTCAAGTTATTCAAATTATCAAAATCAAATCCAAAATAGTTTCTGCTATTAAATGTGGTTTGAACTTGCGATGTCAATGTTTCTGCAGCAGGTAAATTAAGTGATGCACTATACATCGGAATTGGCGATGTTAATGCCACGTACCCAAATGGTATCAATGTTTCACTGTTTGTTTTTTCTGCTACACCTGGATCAACTTCTACTCTAATAAATTTAGATAAATTAGGATAATCACCATTAACAACAATATCACCAGCATCAGTTACTGTGCTATATCGGTCTCCAATTACTCTAGAAATATATCTAGGAGAGTCTGGATCTAAATTAACATTTACAAATGATTCAACAATATCCGGCGTGCGATCTGTGTCTTGAGATGAATATGGAGTATTAGCAATATTGGTAGTGTTTACACGTCTTACCTCTACTGTAAATGTTCCATATCCATTTGGATCTGAAACTTCACTAGCAAGTCTAATATCACGAATACCAATTTTCACTTCAGAACTAACTGAGGTACCATGTGATAGTGTGTGAAATTTAAATAGATTCTTTGCAGTAGTTCCAATTTTTTGAGAAGTAATAAACGGCGTTGCTGCTGTTTTATAATCTTCTAAAAATGCATAGTTACTACCAGTTACTTGTTCTAATGAAATAGTGACATCAGCCATATTATTAAATAAACTAGATGCATTTTTATTTTCATATTGTACATATACTGGATAATCTACTGATTTAGGAGACTTACCATATGTTTTTGTTATATATGAATTATCAGTCGATACGATTGAAGCTGATACTGAAGCTCCGTTCCCTGCTAAGAATGCACTAAAGCCTGGTATTGATGTGTCAGTAGTAAATGATCCAGATACTTTTATTTCAAATGAACCTGACGAATTATTATTAATAACCGAGTCTTCAAAATATGCTGCATTCACAACACTACCAGCACCTAATACTGCTTGCGTTGGATGAAGTATATGTGTTACGGTTTCAACTGCATCTGCACCTGATCCTGATTTTGCAATGACGCCAATTGCCCCATTTGATATAGAGTAACCATCTTCATATAAAAGTCGTGTTACTGTTATTACATTTCCGTTTCTCAGGTAGTCATTAACTACAAATGGAACATATGAATCATCTGTATATGATCCGAATATTTGTTCAAATTCACCATATGATGTAATTTGAGTCGGTACTAGTGCAGGCCCCTTTACGGTTGACCCCACTATTGCTGCACCAATTTGTGCTACTCCTCCGGCTAAAAACGATTGATCAACTTCATTCGTAAATACACCAGGCGAAACAATTCTTTCTGCCATTATTATTCTCCTATATTTTGTTTATTATAAATATGGCGGTTTAATCCCAAACCTATGATTGTGTAAATGTACCTGTGTTGATATCAATTGATCCTTCACCATATCGCTCTTTAAGATCTGTCATTAGGTCTTGTTCTTGCAAACGAATTGTTTCAAATTTAGTTAATTCTGATGCATGAAGTTTTTCTATTTCTTCTAGTCGCAAATTCAAGTTAAATTTTTCAATTTCTAAATTACCTAGAGCAGTTGTTAATTCATCATATTGTTGGCCGATTGATTTAATTTGTTCAAAATCAGTTTTGTCCAGTTTTCTAGTTGACATAGTTTATAACCTTTTATTTTTAATATATATAATTATTATGTTATATCCAATATAATCATGGCAAATCTAAAATATTTTTTAATTGTTGGATTTGTTCTAGTGTTAAGTTTGTGAAATCTAAATTACTCATATTGGTATCGGAGTTTATATTTGGATCTTCAAAAACAATTTCCCTAGATATTCTATTTTCAATAGTTGCCTGTTCTTCAGTTTGGCAATCATGTACATCTACATGCCAACTATCAGCACCATTTCCTTGTAATTTGTATGTATATTTTGTTATCATTATAGTTCTAATTTAATTCCTACTCTAAATTGTACTGCAGTTGGATTAGTAGTAAAACTAGGGGTCTCTATGTTTACGAAAGTTCTACCAGCATTAATAGATATTGATAACCCTGTGATTATAAATTCTTGATGTCTGCTAGTTGCAGTTACAGTCGATGACAATGTGTTACTTGTTGCTCCACCATCGGATAAAAAATTAACTGTTATATTTTCACCACTAGCAAATGTACTAGCATTATAAACTCCAATATAAGCTTCTGTTATTGTTCCTGATGGGAGGGGTATATGAGCAACTGCATTCACACTGGTTTGTAAACTTGTCATTTGTCCAAGACGGTAAGTAGCATTATCTGCTAATGAAGAATTGCTAACGTTAAAATATGAGAATGCAAGAGCGGTAGATCCACCTGTATTTAAAGCGTGAGATGCTGTTACGGCATAT